CATTTCATTTCGATTCCTCCTTATATGCGTCAAAATGTTTTTCAATATCGAGAACATTCCGGACAGCTTTCTTTCTGCTGTCGGTGAAGTTCATGAGGGTAACTGTTTCGCAGGCTGAACATTCCGCACCGCAGTAATATCCTGCAACGTGTTTCCACAGATAAACGCTTTTATTTCCGCAGTACGGACAGTTTCTGTTTATGGGTTTGTTCTCACGTTCAAGGAGTCCAATCCCATTTACAAGCTCAAAAATATTCATTTTTCATTCTCCTCTCATATTCCGAGCTGTTCGCAAGCTATCTGATATGCTGTAATCCAAAGATAAACACGGTCATTAATTCGTCTGCCGCACCTGAAAAGCCATTCGTAATAATCGGCATCAAATTCGGAAATTAAGTCTCTTAATCGCTCAGTGGGATAAAAGCCACCTGCATATGATGTTGATTCGCTTATTTCGTCAAGTATTTCGTCCCATTCTTCATCATCAGCCTGAAAATCCATTTCAGCAAACGTATTTCTGACATCTTCAACAACATTTTCATACTCCCATGTAAACAAATTCGTTGCACACTGGATTTTCTCAATATAATACCATTCGTCAGATATGTACTGTCTGATTTTTTCGGGAGTTATTTCATTGTACCATAATGCGATACTGTCGCCCAAATCACCGCTGACAATAAATGCGCCACGTTCCTTGTCAATGATAAAGTTGACATAGTAGTTACTGCTGCCGTTTCTGTTTCTGAAATCAATAACACAAATGCGGTGATTGTCAACGGCTATTTCAGCCTTGTGGTCTTTAAAATATTTTCTCATGTCCTTCATTTTCATTCTCCTCTCAGCTCACCGATGCAGACCTTAACGCACGGAGAACCGCTGTATTTTTTATGCACTGTAAGTTCAACTATTTGTGAATCGTCATGATATGCAAGCCCGTTGAGAGCATCACAGATTGATTTTGCGATGTTGTCCGCATCGGGTTTTTTCGTAGGTTTTTTTGTACCTCGCTTTGCTTCGAGCCTTGCATTTCTGCAAAAGCTTGCAGGTATCGGAAACTCCGCACATATAACGACCGACAGCGGAATAACTTTCAGAATCGGCTTGAAATCGGGATATTTGTTTCTGAAAGATAATTTTACAAGGTTTTCATAATCCGCAGTTTTTTCGGGAGTGTAAGCGTGACCGCTGCGTGTGAAACGTGGACGACCTTTTCCGACAGGTTCACCGTCGACCGTAAATTCCAAATAACTCATTTTGCTACCTCCATTTTGTCTTTAAGCAGTTCACGAAAATAATCCGTCTGCAACTTATGACAACCTTTGCAAAGAATCATCATATTCCTTTTATCATTTGTGCCACCAAGCGATACAGGAAATATGTGGTGTATTTCAAGATTTTCAGTTGCGCCACATCTTCCACAACGTGACCTGTCAATCATTTCTGCTCTTAGCCTTAACTGTTCTGTTCTCGTCTTTTTGTATTCGATAGTTTTTGTTGTAGCGTGTGTTGTTTGAATATGGAACTCAGGGAAATATTCACAAAGTATTTGTTGTATTCTTCTTACGCTCATAGGTTTATTGCGATTTGATTTCAGCCACGAATATTTTTCATCATGCCTTGCCAGATATGCCAAATGAGCTGTTGATTTCATATTCAGGATAATTTCTTTCAAAATTTTTTTATCCCTTTGGATTACATCTGTTCTGCATTCAATTTCTTCCAATCTTTTTCTGAAACTTATCCATTCATCAACTGAAAATTTTGCTATGTGTTGCCTTGTTTCAGCTTTATCATCACGATATGCCATTTTTACCACCTCATAAATTGCTTTTAAATGCCCCTGTAAGCCCCTGAAAGTTTTGGAGTATAATTTCACCTGAATTTATTTTTCAGGGGCATACAGAGCGATTTCAGCGTTATTTTTAATATTCGTCAAGCATTGAAATATTATCGTTGAGAATGTCGGAAAGTTCATAAAGTCTGCCGTTGAATGATTTGAGATTTTTATTTCTCAGAAAGGCGAAAAGTTTTTCAATACTGTCAATGCAGTTCTGATAATAAACTTCAAAAAGTTCCGAATTATCGGGAGTTTTTGATTTAAAAGAATTTCTGTCTTTTTCAAGTTCGGCTTCTATTCTTTTCTTTTTTTCTTCAAATTCCGCTGATTTCTGTTTTTCCTGCTCCAACTGTTTTTTGAGCCTTTCGACCTCCTCGGAATCGTCTTTCACAGCGACTTCAACGGGACGGTTTTCAAGTTCCTGAATCTGCTTTTCAAGGCTTTGAATTTTTTCGTAAGCCTCGTCACGTTCTGTCTCAGCATCATAAAGTCGTCCCGTAAGTGCTGCGTTCTCTTTGCAGGATTCAAGCCATTCATTGTGTTTGCTTGCAAATTCTTTCTGCTTGTTTTCGAGCTTTTTGTTGAGTTCGTTTTTCTCCCTCATAAAGTCGGCTTTTTCCTGATTGTGCCTTGTTTTCATGCTGTCGATTTCGCTTGCACTGTCGGCTTTAAGCTTTTTGATTTCTTCTTTGAGTTCATTAATTTTTGTGGTATCCTCAACAGCGACCTGTTTTGGATTGTTTTCGAGTTCCTTAATCTGTTTTTCAAGCTGACTGATTTTCTTTACCTGCATTTCCGAATCAGTTTTCAGAACGCTGACTTTTCCCCATGCTTCGGATTCTTTTTTTCTTGAATCTTCGGCATTTTTCTCAGCCTGACTTGCTTTTTCGAGAAGTCTGTCATTTGCTTTTTTCAAATCAGAAATTTTATTTTTGAGTTCCTTGACGGAAGTGCTTTCAAGGTCATTATTCTGGATAATTTCCTGTCTTTCGGGTTCGTCAAGCTTTGCAAGGAGAGTTAATTTTTTCATGCCAATTTGTGAACTTGAGTTCACAAAATCAGCCGAGAAATTTTCTGCAATTGCAATATAGCTATAAGCATTTCGTCTTGAAAATCCGAGTTCTGTCTGCGTGTAGTCCTCGAAATTCTGATAGCCGAGTTCCTTGTAAAGCTTGCCGTCACGCATTTCTTTCAGACCTTTGCAGACCTCGAAAAGCGATTCCTGAGCCGTCTGAGCATTGGCACAGATTCTGCGGTGAAGTGAAACCGCCCTGCTGTAATTTTCGGTGATGATAATTTCCTGATTCTGTGTGATGACCTGATTTTCCATGATATTTTCCTCCTTATTTGAAATCGTCAAATTTGCGCTTTTGGTGCTTGACATTTCATTCACTCCACAAGCTACGTTCACTCCCATGTCAAGGCGCAAATTTTCCTCCTTATTTGAAATCGTCAAATTTTCCTCATCTTTGAGCCATTGGCATATATATTTTGCCGCCTTGTTCCATGTCATGAAATACGTTGTTTTTTCGGCATAAACCGTTATTTTATCCCTGAAAGCGTCCACAAACAGACCGCCTGAATTTGTGCCTCTGTTGCGGTATTTTTTACGGATAATTTCCGCAAAATCGCCGTAAGCCATTTTCTTAGCCTGCTGCTGTTCCTCATCGGTGATTAATCCCAGAAGGGCAGGCATTATTTTTTCAATTTCGGTGATTCCGTCCCATTTGATTTTTTCCATTTTCAAATTCCTCATTTCTTTCCATTATACCGCATTATAATCAAATTCGAGGAATGTCTTTTCAATTTTGTAATCTTTCAGAAAATCGCATATAAAAGGCTTCATGTACAGCTTTTTGTTTTTTATGGGATTTTTCTTCTGTTCTTTTTCTCTGCATACATTGTCCCACTTTTCGAGGAACAGGCAGAACCAGTCAAAAAGAGAATCATGCTTTATTATATCATTAAGGCTGTCAATGATTTCATAGTAATGGATTACTTTTTTTCCTGCATTTTCTTCGGAAACAAGTTCGGTTATGCAGTCAATAACTGTATCCGCAAAGTTCTGTATTTCCCTGTCCTCCATTGGCATTCTGTAACTGTAAGCCATAAGGTACTTCAACGCAGTCCTGAATGCAGATTTATTCTCTTTGAGTTCATAGGGTATCATGCAGCAAGATGTAACTCTGCTTTCTTCATCGAGATAATATAAATCATCTTCATTCTGATAGCTCATATTTGCAAGAGGACTCTTTATTTTGTTGAGAACTTCACTGAATGACAGGTTTATATTCTTCTGTTTTTTATCATCTGTCTGTCCGTCATTTTCAGACTTTTTCAAATTTTCTGAATCATTGCAGAAAGATGAAAGATTAGCATTGGCATTTACAGATACATTTTCATTGACATTTACAGCTTTAGCATTTGCTTTAGCAATTGCTTGATTTTTTCTGTTGTTTTCCTGAGTTGCAAGACCGCCGTTTTTGCCTGCTTCGGTGCGTTCTTCCTTGATTTTAAGCCATTTTTCATAGTCCCTGTCAATCTGTCGCTTTATGATGCCGAAAACCATGCCGACACTTCTGCTGATTTCGGGAACAGGCAGATTATTTGTATAATACATGATTGCAGTGAAAAGTTCGCCACGTTCCTCCATGCTTAATTTTGTGATATCGTGTATGTAGTCGCAGAACAGAATAAAACTCGGTTTTAAGGGGTGAGAGGTTCTTTCTTCGGGAACTTCCTGCATATCAGCAGATACTTCGGAAGGCTTTCCCCTGTTTGCCTGAATTGCTTTTTCAAGCCTTTCAAACCCGTTATCAATCTTGTTTTCAAGGTGTTTATTCTGCTTTTCAAGTTCGGAAATTCGTGCTTTAAGCTCTTTTACAGTCGTATTATTCAGGTCAACAGCCCTTGAAATTTCCTCTCTCACGGGTTCTTCTGCCTTTGCTATCAGATACAGCTTTTCAACACTCAACTGTTGAAAACTTTCAAAATGGGAAGTCGACTTCCCATTTTCATTCAACACAATTCCGATAGCTGCATATTTTTGTCCTTGCTTGCGTGTCAAATTGAGCTTATCTTCGCAGTATTCCTCAAAATTTCGGCAGCCGAGAGCCTTGTAAAGCTTGTTGTTGCGCACCTGAGCGATGCGGACGCAGGCTTTGAGAATACTCGTCTGAGCTGTCTGCAAATCATTTCTGATTTCATCAGTAATCATCTGAGCCGTTTCCGATTCCCCGATAATTATCATTTCACATTCATTCATAATTGTACCTCCTGAAAAATGTATTTCTATATGTGGCTTAAAACGAGTATTTTTTCAATGCAAAACCATTGATTATTGAAAAATTTTTAGTTGACATAATGCATATTATGTCAATTAGTCAATTCTTTTACCAGTTTACCGTACTGTCAATAATGCGTTTTTGCTGTTCCTGAGACATTCGCAAATAAATCATTGTAACGGTCGTGTTGGAGTGACCGAGAATGTCCGCAAGGAGCGATATATTACTGTTGCGCCTGCAAAATTCGACTGCGAAAAAATGCCTGAAAGAATGTGGGTGCAGGACTTCTTCGGGAATATCATATTTTGAAAATGATTTCAGTGTTTTGCTGAAATTCTGCCTTGACATCTGAATGATAACATCATTATTTTTCAGCGGTTTTATGTAATCCGAAATCTGCTCCTGCAAGCTTTTTGGTATCTGAACCGTGCGGATTTTACCTTTCGTGAACATAGTAGCATACCCTTTCAGAACGTCCGCCTTTGTGATTTTCAGAGCCTCGGAAATTCTTGCGCCTGTCATAGAAATCATCTTGATATTGAAAATCCAGCGGACTTGTCCGTCCTGTTCCAGACTTTCAATCAGGTGATTATACTGTTCCTCCGTGATGACGTTTTCGATATGCGAGGGCTTATGTATTTTGATTTGCCGAACCGTAAACGGCAAGCCTGCAAAAGCGCAGTACATTCGCAGTGCTGACAGTCTTACATTGACCGTGGAAGGCGAATATTTTTCAGTCAGTTTCCTTTTGAAATCAAGCAGGTTTGCCTTTGTGACCTCATCATAAAAATTCTGAAAATTGCCGAGAGTACCCATGTAAAGACTGACAGTTGACTGCGAAAGTTCACGCTCATGCAGGAAATTTCTGTATCCTTTTAAATCAATCATTATTTTCCCCTTGACAATTCTGAAAATATGTACTATAATAGAATTGCACAGGGTTGATAATTATTATTGATTATCGCTTGAACAATCCGCCGTTGAGTATGCTTGGTCGCTTTTCAACGGCGGTCTTTTTCTTTGCGAGAGCCTTAATCATATTTCTGAGTTCCTGAATTTCCTGCTCCTGAGCCTGAACCTTATCGGAAAGAGTTTCACCGTCCAGAGCATTGACCTGACCGTCAAGCCTCTGATTGATTTCACGGAGCTTTTTATTTTCCTGAATCAGCAAGTCATTTTTCTGATTCAGGGCTTTTTTATTTCTTCTTGCACGCTTCATTCGTTCCGCAGCCTTTTTGTTTTCCATGATTTTCTTGCATCTGTCACAATACTTTCTGCGTATCATGGAATAGTAGTCCATATCGTTTTCACTGCCGATATATGCGGAACATTCAATGCAATATAGTAATTTCATGCCGTTTTCGTCAACCCATATCGCAGGATTTTTCAGACCTGTTTCGAGATACGAATGTAACTTTTTATCCATAACATTCACTTCCTTTCATCGTTTCCGTAACTGTTTCCGTAACTACGCAAACGTTCAATTTCATCAACACATTCAAGCAGGTGAGAGCGTAATCTTGCCTGCTCCTTTTTTATTTCCTCGGCAAAACAATTATCATCATTTTCAATTTTAATAAAATAATGATTATCGGGTTTTGAACTGTCAGACCATGATAAATTGATTTCCTGACCGTTATTTTCATCAGCCAACTGCAAATCAAGGAGAAGTCTGTCAATCTGTTTCAGTTTGTTTTTTGTGGTGTTCATATCCTCGATAATTTCGCAGAGCCGAAAGAAATCAACTGCTGTTTCCTCCTCCGGTTCTTCATCATCTGACTTTGTGCCGTGACCGTAGAAGAATCCGACCGCAAATGTCAGAATCAGGAAAATCATGTACCACATCATTCAATCCAGACCTTTTCGGGCAGTTCGGAAATGAGCCTGTCAAATTCCTTTGTGCTTTCGTGCCAGTCGTTGAAATCATCTTCTTCAGCGAGTTTGTAAGCCTTTTCAATATCCTTTATCTGCTGTAAGACTGACATATTATTGTCCCTGAAAATGTCAATCGTTGCTTTCAGATATTCGTATTTCAGTTCCACATTCTGAAACGAAAGAATAATTCCCATTGTCTGACCTATGAGCGACAGCATTTCAGCCTTTGTTTTCCGCATGATACGCTTTCCGCTTTCGGTAAATGCAAGCCTGCTTTCATAATTTGTAAGATTGAAATAATCTTCCTGAAAGCCGTCATAACCGACTGCATTGAACCTGTTGCCGAGAAGTGCAACGGAACAGTCATTGAAAGCCTTTTCAATATCTCCGTCAATTTCTTCATCGCCTAAGCAAGTTCTAAAAGCGTCAAAAAGTGTTGCCGATAACTGATATGCTTCACTTTCAAGCGAACCGAAAGCCATTTTGAACTCATAGGCTTCTTCCTCGTCACCGTCAAAGGCATTAATCAGCGTTTCATCATCATCGTAAGCCCAGTGTATGTCACCGCAAGCCTCCTGAATTTCGTCAAGCTTATTTGACATTTCCCAGTAATTCAGCCCCGCAAGCGCAGGTTTCCTCCAACGGAGATTCTGAGAGCGTTCCGCTTTTGTCATTTAATTCACCTCTGTTCTTGTTATGATAGCCCTTTCGGGCATGGCAGCGGTACTTTTATAGAGCGAACCGCCGAATCGCTTACCATTTGTTACAGCAAAGATGATAGTACCAGAGGTCAAGCTCCTGCACATTCTCGCACTTCTCAATAATATCTGTTGCCGAAATATAAATCCTTGCAATATCATACAGCTTATCAACTATGTACATAGCTTTCAGCAGGTCAGAATTTGTGTATGCTTTCATGGCATTACCCCGTATTATCGCATTAAAACACGGTAAATGTCATGAAGAATCGCAGCGCAGCTATCCCCTGTGATATTAACCTGTTTCCTGTGACCGTTCATGTAGACAATCTGAGCATACTCCTGACCGTTTACTGTTGCATAGCTGATATAATTCACGTTTTCACGGGAATATTCACGCAGAATGTCTCCCAGAGCCTCAATAAATTCACGTTTCTTTTCCATTTCAAAAACCTCTTTCTGCGTTTGCGTAGTTACGGAAACGGTTACGCAAACGTTATTCATCTGATGCATTTTCGCAGAGTTTTATAAAGTCAGACCTTATGAGCGTTTCCTTGTATTTATCAATTATTTCTGGCATTTTATGTGTATAAACTGCTCTTTCTGCAAGCTCCGACAGATAATCATACAGATATTTCAAGTCGTCACCTGTAAGCGTTGCAACGTCTGTATATGCCATTATTATGGCGAGTTCACGTTTTGTCATTGTATTTTCAGCTCCGTTTCATAAAATCTTCCCACTGATATGCGGAATTTTCTGCAAAGGCAGTAAACCTCATGGAAAGTAAGTTCATCAGGATTTTTCAGGCGGTTTGCATAAGTATTTGCACACGCACCTATTATTTTCCCCATTTCAGCATTTGAGCGACCGCCCTGTAAGAGTTTAAGGTTATTTCTCAGTCGCTCCTGCTCCTTTTGCAGTTCGGTAAGATAAACTCTCGGCATAATTTAAACCTCCTTATTATTTCTGTTCCTCCTGCTCCTTTTACTTTTTATCCTGTTCTGCATACTCCAAAAGGCGGAGTTTTCGCTTTTCAAATTCTGGAATAACCAACATCAAACCGACATCAACCCTCTGCAACTTATCCATAAGTTTAAGCTGTTCTGCGGTCATGTAGGACCTTATGCTTTCACCTTTCGGAATGTTGTGAACCTCACGGAATTTCTTTTTACTCATTCCCGTTGCAAGCTTGTTAATCATATTGATTTCATTGCTGAAATGGTAAGGTTTCGGATTTTCATGCAGTTGTGCTATCTGTTCAGTAACAATTGCATAGTCTTTCCGTGAATCCACAAGAGCCCTGATAAATTCACGCATTTCAAAAAACTGTTTTACAAGTTCCTTTTTGAACTCAACAACGACAGGAGTATTTCTCATAAGGGTTATTAAAAATGTTGCCTGCTGTTCATTCAGACGGCAGATTTTTACTTTCTGACCTGTTGCACTATTTGGAGAAGGTAACATTTGAAATGTAACCTTTCCGAGTTCTTCAAAGTGCTTTTTGTGTGTTGCAATCAACTGAATTACTGCCCTGTGTTCAACTCCCGTACCCTCTGCAATAATAAGACTGTTCGTGAAAGCCTCGTCCTTGTATGCAAAAGTCAGCTCATTCATTTGTTTCCCTCCTGCTCCTGACTTTCCTTTAATACATCAATCACATCTTCGACAGTGCAATCAATTACAAAATGCAAGGAAATAAGCCTGATAGCCTCCTCAATTTCTTCACGGCTTACGGGAATACTGCCGTCCGTTGGGTTCTGAGCAAATCTGAGAAAACTTACCACAAATTCTGCGGATTCATTCCTACCTGTCATTCATTTCCCTCCTGCTCCACAAGCTTTTCAACAGTTGTTCCGAGAATCTTTGCAAGCTGTACGCTCGTAATGATGTTCGGGAGTTTCATGCCTCTCTCATACTGTGCAATCATTGTCTGTGACACACCGACATCAACAGCGAGGTCATTCTGTGTCATGCCCGTCTTTTCACGCAGTCTTTTCAAGTTTTCAGCAAATGCCATTCTATCACTCCTTTTAAATTTTTTGTCGAATTATAGCCGAGCTATTGACATTTTAAACAAAAAGTGCTATACTTAAATCGGGTATATAAGTGAATAGCACATTCTGTTTTACTATTGGTCATTCAATAGCTTAGTTATATTATATCAACGTATTTATTGAAAGTCAAGATAAATTCAACTAAAATATTGAAAATTGTGCTATCACACAATTTTAAGGTGGTGTTTTTATGTACATTTCACAAAATATTGCTGATAGAATAAAACGCTTGATGAAAGTCCAGAAAATTTCAAATTCTCAGCTTGCCGATGATATTGACAATATAAACGTAAATACCATATCTCAATTATCAAAAGGCAGGGAAATATCATATGTTTCTTTTGCCAAAATAGCTGATTATTTGCACTGTTCCGTTGACTATCTTCTCGGAAGAACCGACAATCCAAATATAAATGACAACAGTATAAAGACGGGTGATGTAAAGGGAATAAATGTTAAAGGAGATACAAGTGTAACTATAAGCGAAACTCCAAAGGAACATGACACAATAAAACAAAATTTCATAGCTTTATTTGATAATCTAAGCCCTGAAAATCAGATAGAGGTTATGTATTTTACCAAACAATTAATGGAAAAGGAGAGTTAATTATGAAAAAATATTTATCAATTATTCTTGTTTCGGCTCTAATAGCAAGTTTAGCCTCATGCGGAGAAAGTACATCAACATCTTCAACTGTTACCGAAGAAAAAGCTGTTCCAACCGAAACAACTGCCGAAGTTATGACAACAACAGAAGTAACTACGGCTGCTGAAATGACAGTTACAACGACCATAACTACAACTATTGCAGAAACTACCACTATTCCCGAAACTACTACTGTAACCGAACCGCCAACAGAACCTCCTACACTTCCTCCGACAGAACCACCAACAGAACCACCAACAGAACCCCCGACACCTGCTCCAACAGAACCGCCTACAACTCCACCAACGGAACCACCTGTTAAGCAGGCAGATATTTCCTTGGGACAGAAAAATGCATTGTCAAGAGCTGAATCATACCTTAAACATACACCTTTTTCACATGAAGGATTAATCGGTCAGCTTGAATATGAGGGGTATACATACGATGAAGCTTTGTATGCTGCCGATAACTGCGGAGCTGATTGGAATGAGCAGGCATTGAATAAGGCGAAATCATACCTTGAACATTCTGCTTTTTCATATAACAGCTTAATTTCACAACTTGAATATGAAGAATATACACATGAACAAGCTGTTTATGGTGCTGACAATTGCGGAGCTGACTGGAATGAACAAGCTGCTAAAAAGGCAGCAAGTTATATGGAACATAGTTCAATGTCAAGAGACGGATTGCTTGACCAACTCTTATATGAAGAATTTACTCAGGAACAGGCTGAATATGGTGTGCAGTCAGTAGGATATTAAATAAAAAAACCGCCCCACGCATGAGCGCAGGGCGGAATTTCAGGAGAACAAATATTGGATTCATCTATCAAAATTATTATATCACAATATAAAATAAAAGTCAAGAAAAAGCCGTCCGATTTTGCATAAATCAGGCGGCTTTCCCGAAAGGAAGTACAATATGTCAATCCAACAGTATAGTAATATTTTATCATAAATCAAATAAAAAGTCAAGGAGGAAATGAAAATGACAATTGATATTTTACCTTCAGGGAAGTACCGTGTCCGTGTCTGGGACAAGAATCTGAAAAAATCAGTATCATTTGTCCATGAGGACAGGAACGAGGCGAAAAAGCTCGGATATGCTTATCTTGCAGGCATTGAAAAAACTTCAAGGAAATACAGGATTCAGAAAACTGTCGGTGAATGTATTGATGAGTACATCGACAGCAAGGAGCATATTCTTTCACCGACAACAGTATCAGGATACAGGTCACTCAAAAGACTTTATCTTTCGGAACTTTGCGGAATAAGGGTAATGCAGCTTTCGCAGGACGATGTGCAGAAACATTTCAATGCTCTCTCAATGACAAAATCTGCAAAGACGGTTCATAACGCATACGATTTTTTAATATCGGTTCTGAATGTGTATGCTCCTGAACTGCGTTTCCGAACGACTCTGCCGAAAATTCAGAAGAAAATAAAACATCTGCCTGATGCTGCCGAAATAATAAAGATAGTTGAAGGTACGGAAATTGAACTTCCGTGTATTCTTGCAATATGGTTAGGAATGAGAATGTCCGAAATCAGGGGAGCGAGGAAGTCTGATATACACAACAACATTCTGACAATACAAAACACAATCGTAACAGTTGACGGTCAGCACATCGAAAAATCTCAGACAAAAACAACTGAAAGTACACGACAGATAGAGCTTCCGCAGTATATCATGAATCTTGTAAATGCTCTGCCAGAGGAGCAGGATTATCTCACAACAATGACAGGTCATGCTATTTATGGCAGATTCAAGAGACTTATTGAAAAGAACGGACTTGAAAACATGACATTCCATGACCTCAGACATCTCAATGCAAGCGTTATGTTAATGCTCGGTATTCCTGATAAGTACGCTATGGAGCGTGGCGGCTGGAGCAGCACAAGCGTGATGAAATCCGTATATCAGCATACATTTTCAAAAGAAAGACAGATTGTGGATAAAAAAATTGATGAATATTTTGAAAAAATAATAGGTGGTAAGTCAGAAAAATGACTTTATTTTTAAAACCTGTCATGACAAGTTTTCATGACAGGTTTTTTCACAAAATTTGCTTTTTATCTCTCAAATTGTCGTTTTTTGTCTCAAAAAATTGAACTTTGAAAAATAGAATAATTATATGTAATTCGAGGATTTTACGGTATATAGCTAAATATCAAAAGATTGTTTTTAATTTCAGCTTATTAGGGTGTCCTCGATAATCAATTCTTAAAATATAGCTATTTACAGCAAAATAAAATGATTATGACATATTTCATGACAAGTTATTAAGAAAAACCTCCGACAGAGAGGAGTTTCCCTGTCGGAGGTTTGCTGTATCACATTAAATTTCTTCAAAAGTAACTTTATATTTCTTGCCATTCAGTGAGAGTTCGCCAGTCTTAGGAGCAGGCTTTTCCTGAGTGGGAGCAGGAGCAGGATTTTCAGGCTTTTTAAAGCCGTTAAGTCCTGCATTTTTGATAATAGTCGGATAATCCTTGTAAGCTTCATCGAGGTCAACATTTCCGTTAATGCCGTTGATTCTGCCCGAATCCGACTTTTGCCATATGCCATAAGATTTGACAACAACAGGCTTGCTACCGTAACGGGCTACCCATTTATCGAATTTTGAAAGTCTGGATAAATCAAGTCTATCATTGAAACCTGAAACATCAGATGCATAGATACCGCAATAGTATCCTGCATTTTCCATAGTTTCACAGAATCCAATGCAAGCTTCTGTTGCGCCTGATTTTGCGGAAGGGCTTGTTGATTCGAGGTCTATGTATACAGGATATTCAAAAGTTTTTCCCTTGATTATTTCAAGGAATCGTTTTGCATCAGCGATACCGTCAGCCTTTGAAGTACAGCCAGAACCGACATAGTAATAAGCTCCGACAGGCATACCAACAGCCTTTGCATTTGTGTAATTCTTTTCAAATTTGCTATCCTTGTAGAATCCTGCATCTGAACCGCCTGCCCTGATTATGGCAAATGTGATTCCTGAATTTCTGACAGCTTTCCAGTCAATATCTCCCTGATAAACTGAAACATCAATACCGTTTTTCATAAAAATCTCCTTTCGTTTATGCGTTTTCGAGAGCGGTTATTCTCGCCACAAGTTCATCATAACTCGGACGATAAGGCACATATTTCTGCGATATATCCCATGCGGCTTTTGAGCATATCATAGGCTTGAAAATTAAGCCATCTACATTTGTTCCTTGTTGAATGCGTATTCTTACGGTAAATTTTCCTGTTGTGAATTTACTCCAATCTATTACAGCACCACTGCCGTAATCATTAGCTAATATACCACCACCTAAACCATTAAGAATATCAAGTTTGTATGTATTATTCGCACCGCCTGACGGACATCCTGAAAGAACCATATCTCCTGATAGTGCAGGAGCTTCTGTTATTATTCTATAAGTGGTTATATCAGCCGATGCAGTTCCGCTTAATGAAACACTGTTATCAGGATTAACTGTAAATGTAACACCTGAGATTGTTCTTGATGTCTCAGTGTTTTGCAATAGGTTTTTCTGTCCGCTGTCGATGAGTTCGGCAAGTGCGTCTTTATTTTTTTCTATCTGTGATACTTTTGAGCTGTCAATGCCGCTGTTTACTGCTGTAAGCTGCGCTGATGTAAGAGCGGACTGTTTTGCTGTCCATGCTGTTTTTTCGGCAGATGTGACAAATTTATTATTTTGATTCGTGTCGCTTATCAAATCAGAATTAAGCTTGTTTGATGATGTAATTTCGGACTGCAAACCCGATACCAAATCAGCAACGGAAAATTCAACGGCATTGCCGTTTTTAAGCGTGAGAATTACTTTCTTTGTTGTGTTGTCATAAGTACCGTTGACGACCATTGTTTCAAGCGGAAGGTCAATTGTCTGCGGTGTTCCGAGGGTTTCGCCGTCTTTATTCGTGAGAAATGCGCTGATAACGTATGTATCGGAATTTAATGTCATTGAAATTGCTGTCGCATATGCGGAAGTATCAATACTTCCCTTGATATCCTCCTGAATCTGATGAATTGTTTCATCAAGAATATCGGAATTGTAATTCAAGTCCGCAACGTTCACAAAATCCGAATTTTCGGGCTTTTTAAGATGTAAATTTGTAGTTTCAGTCATTGATTTCACCCCATTTGTAGTCTGAAATTTCGCCCCACTTAAATGAATTTGCACCGCTCCAATGTTTCAGTGTTTTGAGATTTGCCTTTTTGATTTCCTCCTGTAAAGCCTGCGCCTGCAAATCAGTCGGAGAATTGCCGCTTGTCGTGATTCCACGGTAAGGATTAAATCCGCCTATATACTTTGTGCTGTCTCCAAGAGTTATTGACAGGATTTCAAGGCTGAGTTCATCACGTTCGATTTCAATGACTTTCTGAACCGTTTCAACGTCCAGAGGTTCGCAGTATACAGTGCCTCTGTCGCCAAGCCTGATATCATGCAGATTCTGAAAATCCTTGTATCGTGGGTCGTCCTTGATGTTTGCCATTTTAATTTTATAGGTATATTTCGGATATGCGACAGAATCAAAATAACTTTTCCTGATTTCGTCTGAAAGCGGAGTGTTGAACTTGACTGCTCTGACAACAGGGGACGGAACTGAATAAGTTGTCGTTGTATCATTCCATAGCCAGCTTCCGCTCCAATTGCCATACATATCAATAAATTCAAGTCTTGTCATGAAATCAGTATAGTCAATTGAAAATTCTATTTCCTGCAAATCAAAGGAATACCGCAGAGAAAAGGCATTTTCACGGGCATTTTCCATTCGCTTATTGATTGAAAAATAGAAATTATTGCGGTAAAGTTCACCGCCGAAAAGATTCACAAAGCACTTGCTGTCACCGATGAGCGCAGCAGTCAGGGTCGTATTCGTGAATCCGTCAAATTCAGTTGTGTTATCGTCCGAAAGGTCCGTGCTGTACTCAAAATCATAGATATTAAAAGCCTTATAAGCTTCGGGATTTGCGGCTCTTTCCGAGGTGATTACACCATTTGTCATAATCCAGCGCAAAAGTTTCTGCGGATACCAGCCGCCCCTGCTTTCTTCGGGAATTTCTTTCAGCAGGATAATATCACGGGATAAGTCGTAAAAAAGCTGATTTGCAGTCACAGTTATGGTGCGTTCGGAGGAGTTAATTTTCGGCTGTTCCATGTCGATTCTGAAAAGCTGACCGTTAGCCTTTAGGATGTTCTGCGGTATGAGATACCGCCATTTTCCCCAGTCATCAAGAGGGTGTACAAGGGTTATGTCCCACCGCCCATTTTCCGCCTGAAATGAATGACATGAAATCGGGTCAAGAACTGCAAGCCCGTTATGCTGAAAGCCGTCCTGCTTTTCCCACATGGAATAGACTTTTATTTTCCGTTCGGGCGGCATTGACCACATATCAATTCCCTGAATATTCGGGAGAAGTTCATGCCACGGAAAGCCGCCGTTCATTATTTTGTCAATCCGCCATAAAGCTTTCGGAAACGGTCTTTCCATGTATTTTTCGGGAATATCGGGGAAAAGGTCATTCATCGGGAAATCAGACATATACCAAGCCATAGTTACACCCCTATCGGAAACCCTATCGAGCTGAGATATTCAGCATTTTTTAATTGTGTGGTCGATACATAATTTATCGTACTAAAAAATTCTTTTTCACGCATTCCGTCACTTGCGTGGACGTTACAGTTTTCTATTTTATCAGAATTAATTAAATTACAGCCTTTGTCGCTTGTTTCTATGATGTAAATTTCACTGCCCTCACATACTTTGATATTAAAAATATTGTTGGTATAAATATTATCTACGGTAAACCGCAAATTTGTTGTATTTTTTAATTCTCCTGCAATATAGCAATTGCAGAATCTGCAACTTGATGAAGCATCATGATAATAGCCGCTGCTTGTATAATAGTTATTAAAAAATTTTTCGGTATTATTTTCTCCGATTATGTTAAAATGTGAATTTACAGCATCAAATCCGGTGTCTAATGATAAATAATTATTGCCTGTAAGTTTTACATTGATTCCACAGCGTTCCAGATAAAAAAATCTGTGCATATAATGGTCTGACTGAAAAATTTGCCTGTTAAATATACCTGTTACAACAGTATCATATATCTGAAATTGTTTGTCCGCCTCCTTGTAAGTACCATTATTAGCATTAAATAAAACTCCGTCACATCGGCAATTAAAAAAATTAAATCCCTTGATAATCTTTTTGCCGTATCCGCCATTACCTTTGAAAAAACAATTGTCATATGGCAGATACAGGTCATTGATGACAACACCGTTTCCGTCAATATTCAGCGTTGCAGGGTCGCCTGCGCTGATTGTCAGTGTCGGACAGCCGGCTGGTTCAAGTTCATTCATATTCCAGATTGTGCCGTCTGCTATCTTTATACATACGCCTACTTCGGAAACGTGTGCCTTAAATTCTTCCCACGTTTCAACGATATAGGGGTCATTTTCCGTTCCTGAGCCTGTCATAAAAATCACCTCATTTTTTCAGCTTTTCAATAATTTTTCTGACCCATGCGGAAGTATCGGGATTGATTTCGGCATAGTTTTCAAAAATTGAAATTATCTCCATTATTGCGATATAGCCGAAAACGATTATTGCCGTGACTGAGCCTGTAATATTTGCAAGCGTCTGACTGTCATAATATTTTCCGAGGTATCTTATACCGATTTCCAGACCGCATGAAACGGTCATTACAATCATTTCGGTTAGCTTGTTCAGACCGCCTTTTCTCATTTTGGTGCTGTTCAAATCTCCCGAAATATAGGCTTTAATCAAGCCCGTCACAAAATCCGATGCCGCAAGTCCGAGGATTATTGTTATCATTATGATGTACTGCAATTGTTAAAATTCCCCTTTTTAAACAAATCTTTCCCTGACGTTGATTTCAGCGTTCTGTGCGTTGCCGTTGTGCGATATGTAATTCAGACCCGTGTGAAGTCGTGGATAATCGTTAAAAGTATGGTCGTTAATCGCCCATTTTACGCCTGTATAGCCTATAAAATAGGTGATATGCACTTCGCTGTCGATTACAACAGTTCTGTTGCCGATAATTCCGCCGCCGTCAATTGATGCAAGACCTCTCAAAATAAAATCCGCACCGTTCACCGTTACAATAACTTCATCATCAGTCGGAACGAAACTGATTTCGGGGTATGAAAAAGTCGTCCCGTTATTCGGAACTTCAACGGTTTCAGCCGAAAATTCAACCACTGTCGGCATGACTGCATATGCAAAAGGCTGACAGATAAAAGTGATTTCCAGTTCGCCAAACCGAGGAGAAAGATAATTCGAGGAAACTGTTACATTCTGCACATAATAGCATTTATCAGGTTCGGAACTTAAAGACAGTGATCCACTTGTATTATCGAGCCATGCATAAATCTGACGGATATTTTCACGGGATTTAAGACCGAGAGTTACAGGTATCTGGATTTCGTCACGATTGTTTACATCTGGATAAAACTTCACGGGTGAATCGGGAACGGTAACAGGAGAAAGATTTTTTTGTGATTTGCTGACAAAAGGCGGACGTTTCAGAAGTCCGAAAGTTCGTGAATCAATATTATTATAAATAAAATAACTCATTCTTCGTAAACCCCTATTCCTGCAAGATTTTTCTGAGTTTCTCTTGCTATGCCCTGAGCGATAGTGCGGATATCGGTATCGTTATTGATATTTGCATTGATACTGACATTGACAGGCGCATAAACGGTTCTGTTATCATAATTGCTTGTGTTGTAGTTGTTCTGACTGCTGCGGAAAATTTCACCTGCCTGCATAAACGGCAAACTCATATCCTGAGCAGGGATTTCGGGGAGTTCCTGAAAAATACCTTTGATTTTTGCAGTTATTTCAGGAATTTCAGGGGGCTGAATTTTTTCAAAAGCCGTTTTTATTTTTGCCGTAATATCGGGAATTTCGGGAGTTTCAAGCTTGTCGGAAACAGTTCTGATTTTCCTTGTAAGGTCAGGGATTTCAGGAGTTTCGAGCTTGTCGGAAACAGTCCTGATTTTCCTTGTAACATCGGAGATTTCAGGAGTTTCAAGCTTATCGGAAACAGTTCTGATTTTCCTTGTAATATCAGGAATTTCGGGAAATTCAATATTTTCCGCAGAGATACTTATTTCCGCCTTTAAATCGTCCTGTAAGCCTTCAAAACTGATTTCAGGTGTAATTATACTGTTGTCATTTAGACCGCCTATAATTTCGGCTGTATCGCTGATTGTGTGCTGTAATTCGGACTGTTTTGAAGTTATGCCGTGAATGAGGTTGTCCATCATATCGGGCATCCACTTATCATCATCTTTCAGCAGACCCTTTTCAGGTGTGGAGTGATGCAGCAGGTCATAAATAAATTCGCCGAACTCCTCCCAAGTATCCGTCCACTCGTCCCATTTCGATTTCAGACCGCCTATAAAGTTGTCAATGATGTCTGTACCCCAGTTCCAAGCACTGTCAATAATTTCCTGAAAGCTGTCTTTTATAGTTTGAACGCCTGTTTTCCAGTCGTCAAACCTTTCTGCTATAAAATCTACTGCATCTTTTATTTTGTTTTTAATTGTACTGAGACCGCTTGACCAGTTATCACCGAAATCGCTGAATTTTTGCTTTATTTCGTCAATTCCTGTTTTCCAGTCATCATATCTTTTTTTGATAAATTCGACTGCATTTTTAGTTTTTTCTCTTATAGCGGCAACGACATCGGCAACAGTTTCGCCGACACCCTGCCAGAAATTATTCCATGATTCACCAAGAGCAGTTGTATTGAAGAAGTCGTTAATATCTTCCTCTGAATCGAGCAAACTTTGACTTATATCATCAGCACCGACACTTACATTTTCCCAGAAGTTACCAATATCAAGCCAATAGCCCTCCCAGTCAATGCCGTCAAGTTTGTCAGCAAGACCCTGAAAAGCGTCTGAAAAAATATCTATTGTTCCTGCAATGACATCTCCTGCACCATTAATTACGGGCTGTAAAAATTCCCAGACGGCTTTTGCAGGCGTTTCAAGAAACCCAAGCGCACCGCTTAAAAGGTCAACTGCTGCGGCTAATCCGTCAAAAAGGTTCGGGAGAATGTCATTTCCTGCCCATTCAATAAACGGAGCGAGAACATTTTCCGAAAGCCATTCAAACAGACCGCCGATTTTTTCGATTATCGGGGTAAGACTGTCAAGAATATTGCCGAAAGATTCTGATAATCTGCTGAAATCAATGTTTTCAAATGCTCCGAAAATGTTTGAAAAGCCTTTTGTGATATTCGCAGTAACAGTTTTAAATGCCGAATTATCGCCAGAAAATCCGCTTGCAAGATTGACAATAAATTCTTTTCCGACATTTTTGAATCTGTCAATATTTTCCTTTGAAGTGAGAGTTTTTATTAATCTTGAAATAATCTGCGGAATTTTCGGGATAAGCTGACCTGCAGCAACTGCGAGGGCTTCCCCGATATTCGCAAAAAATTCAAGCGATTTATCGAACATTCGTGGGGCACTCAGCATAAAATTGTCAGAAAAATTACCTATTATAACAGGCAAATATTTTATAAGTTTTTCAGTGACTTCATTTAAACCGTCAAAAATGCCATTGAATAAAGTTACTGCACCGAATGTAAGTTGAGCTGAAAATTTCGGCAGCATATCCACAAAGTCAAGTACAAGTGTTTTCGTGCCTGTAATCAGCGCAGGAATAATTTTCTGAGTAATCAGCGGCATAGCAGAAACAAGCATTTCCGCACCTGTCATAATGATTTTGTTAAACGGTCCGATAATCTGAGGAGCGATTCTTGAAAAATTCTTTTCGATTTCGGTAAGATTTTTATTGAAAATCTCCTTTAATTTGTCGAGTGCAGAATGTATGCCGCTTTCATTGAAAGAATCAATAATTTTATTGCCGTCCTGCACTATACCTCTCAGATTGACGGAAATTTCGTCATAAATTTTCTTTCCTGCGCCTTCGAGAGCTGATTTGAAAAGCGTAATATCGCCTGCTAAATTGTCAAGGCGGATTTTTGACATTTCTTCCGCTGCACCGTCACAGTCATGGATAGCTTCTGTAAGCTTCATGAAATCCTCATCGGAAGAATTGACAATTGCAAGCAGTCCCGACATACCTCGCTGTCCTGCGATAGTGCTTGCATACTGCGCCTTTTCGACTTCGGAAAGATTTGCGAAACCTGCACGCATACTGTCAAGAGTTTCACGGAAAGACTTCATCGTTCCGTCCTCATTTGTGAGGGCGATTCCGAGAGTTGCCATAGCTTCTGCGACATCATCTGTCGGAGTTGCAAGGTTTGTGATGATGTTTCGGAGCGCAGTACCTGACATTGAGCCTTTTATGCCTGCATTTGCCATAAGTCCGATAGCTGCGGACATATCCTCGATTGAATATCCGAGCGCACCTGCGAGAGGAGCGACGTACTGAAATGTTTCGCCCATCATTCCGACATTGGTATTTGCATTGGCGGCTGTTTTTGCGAGGACGTTTGCGAAATATTCCGACTGATCGGCGGACATTCCGAAAGCAGTCATTGAATCCGTGACAATATCCGAAACTGTCGCAAGTTCCTCACCGCTTGCCTGAGCGAGATATACAATTCCCTGCAAGCCGTTCTCCATGTCTTGAGCGTCCCAGCCTGCCATAGCCATATATTCAAGGGCTTTAGCGGATTCTGTTGCGGAAAATGAAGTAGTTGCGCCCATTTCCGAGGCTTTTGCGGACAGTCTTTCGAGTTCCTTATCTGTTGCGCCTGAAATTGATGCAACGGTAGACATCTGAGCCTCAAAGTCAGAGCCTACCGAAAAGGCGAATTTTCCGACAGTTTCAGTGGCTTTTGCGAATGTTTTTGCATACGTTTCAACGGCTTTCAGACCTGCTTTAAAGCCTGTTTCAGTGACTTCAACAAAAGCCTTTGCAGATGTTTCAGCGGCTTTAAAGCTTAATTCTGCGGCTTTTTTCGTCAGATTTCCAATTTGTTCACCGAGGGACTTGAATTTTTCACTAATTTCTTTTAATTTTCCGTCTTTGTCAATTTCTGAAAAACTTCTGTCTGCTTTAAGAGCGTTTGTAAATTTTTTCCAACTAGAAATATTTTCTTCTGTGTTCTGCCTGAAATGTTCTCTTACTTCATCGAGAGGTTCTTCAACGAGTTTTATAGTATTGGCTTCTTCTTCAATTTCTTTAGCCGCATCTTCGGCAGCTTTTTCAGCTTGTTTTTGAGTTTCCTCAAGTTTTTTCAGTGCGGCATTTCCTGTTGCAATTTCAGCGGTTGCGGCAGCGAGATATTTTCTGTAATCGTCATACTGATTTCCTGCGGATTTTACAGCATTTTCAGCCTTTCGCATTTCCTTTTCGGCTTCTTTTGCAGCATCAGAATTTTTACCTTGTGCAGCGGCTGTTTCCTCGTATTTCCTCTGAGCCTCAGCAAGTTTTTGTTTTGCGGCTTCAAAGGTTTCATTGGACTTTTCGACAGCATCTTTCAGCCCGTCAGCTTTACTTTGATTTGCGGCAACCTGAGCAGCGAGATTTTCATGAAGTTTTGTGATAGTTTCAATGCTTTTATCACCTGCATCAAAGGCTGTCATAAGGGTTTTATATTCTGATTTCAGGACGGACAATTCGCTGTTTACAGCCCTTAACCCTTGTTTGAACTGCTTTTCACCGTCAAGGGATAAACGTGTTTTTAATACTCGTTCCGACATTTTTTCACCGTCCTAAAAAATATAAATTTTTCTGAAAAATTTTGAAAAAACACTTGACACGTAACAAATTACGTGTTATAATATATACAAGAGGTGAGAAAATTGAGAAGTGTTTCTTCAAGAGAAATCCTGCAAAAGCTGAAACAAGACGGTTGGTATGAAGTGAACTGTGTAGGCGACCACCACCAATTCAAACACCCTACTAAAAAAGGCAGAGTTACAGTAACTCACCCCGTAAAAGATGTGCCATATCCAACCGTAAAAAGCATTGAAAGACAATCAGGGGTCAAAATTTTATGACCCCGCCCGAAAGGGTTGAAAGGAGTAATTTTTATGAAAGATACGTATATTTTCCCTGCAATTTTTGAAATGTGTGAAAACGGAATAGCGATTGAATTTCCTGATTTAGAAGGCTGTCTGCCTTGCGGTGAAACAATTGAACAGGCTTTTAAAAATGCAAAAGAAGCACTTCTTCTTCATCTTTATGGCATGGAAGAGGACAATGAAGAAATTCCTGAACCTACACCGTTCAATCAGATTGAAGTAAATGAAAATCAGTCTGTAATGCTCATTGAAGTCTATATGCCGCCATTCCGTGAAAAACAGCATAAAAAATTTGTCAAGAAAACACTTTCAATTCCATCATGGATAAATGCCAAGGCTGAATATGCAGGCATAAATTTCTCACAAACTTTACAGGAGGCACTTATCTCAAAACTTAATCTCAAATAATTTTCAGACCGTCCGACAAGGGCGGTTATTTTTTTGATTTTCTGTAATTCTGCAAAACCCACATATCCATGATTTCGCCGTAGGTATGCAGGAGGATTTCCTTGTAGTTCATACCGACGGCAAAACCACAGGACTTTATTTCAGACAAAAGATTCCGTTCTTTCAGTCTTTTTTTTCGCTTTCAGTTTCGAGTAAGTCGGGGTCAGTTTCTTCACCGTCAGGGACTTTAAAGCTTATACTTTCATTGATGCACTTAAAAACGTTTTCGGCTACTTTAAGTGCTTCCGCAGGAGTGATAATGCACATAAGGTCATCATATTCAATGAACGGCTTTTTCTCACCCTCCGCAAGACCGAGGACAATTTCCGCATTATGCCTGAAAACTGCGCCATTAATCAGGATTGTGATGACGTTGCAGATTTTTCTGAATTTCTCGCTGTCAGTTCCGGAATCGTTAAGCCATTCACCGATATTCGACAGGTTATCACAGATTTTTTCGAGTTCGGTCATTGCTTTTGTATTGTAGCAGATTTCAAACTCAGTTCCTCCGATTTCAACAGTATATTTTTTCACGGAAATCAACCTCCTGCACTTGAATTTTCTGTATAATTGAGTTTTCCGAAAAGCCACGCACGGCAGGCGGCTTCGGTGCTGAAAATAGCTGTTTCTTCATAATTTCCGTCAAAGTCGGGAAGTGCCATAATACGACCTGTAATTGAAGGTGTCTGCCACTCGATATTTTCGCCTTTGGTGTTGGAATTTTCAGACGGGAGCTGAAACTGTATCTTGTAAAAGAGCGTAGCTTCGTACATAAGCACACCGTTTAATTTTTTGGTCTTATAATATCCAAGACCGAGATAAGGAGCGATATCGCCTGATTTTTTACGCAGAACCTTCACAGTATTTGGACTTTCGCCTTCCTCGATGATAGTATGACCGAGCAGCGATGCCTGAATTTCAAGGCTGTCGGTGCTGTCCGTTCCGAAATCGGTGACATTGAGTTCAAGAGTGCCGTTTGAGAAAGAAGTATCCATTTCGGCGATAGCATCATCGCCGTAAAGTGGATTATCGTTTGAAGTGATATTTTTGTTTGCGGCAACAGCACGACCGATTATAAAACCTGTGCCATATGTAGGAGCTGCGCCCGAATTTTCCGCTGTAATGGGAGCGGCAACGGGGCATTTAAGACCGATTTTTGCCATAGTTTAAAGACCTCTTTTCTTTAATTCTTCGTCATAGACTTTCATTTCTGCTTCATAGACCTTTGAATCCATATCTTCATAAATTTTCGAGATGAAGTCATCACCTGCGATTTTACTTGTACCGTAATTCAGAATATAGGCTTTATGAGCATTTCTCACGCCGTTTTTATCTTTGCCCTGCGGATAAATTTCACGGGCGAGGAGATTTTTATTTTTTGGAAGTTTTGCGGCAACGCTGTCATGCATTGAGCCTGTTTCAATATGTCCTGCATCTGTGATAGCCTTTTTCCATTCATCAACGGCAACCTCAGCACCTGCATCAAGCATATCCTGTACAAGTTCACCGTCAACACTTTTTGCAAGATTATATAAATCGTCCGAAAGCTTATCCAGTCCATTTATTTCGATACCCATTAAATCACCTCGCAAAGAATCGCAGTATGAAAATATTCCGTATCGGGTTCATAGTCGAGATTTACGTCACAGACAGCGATTTCGTCATTACAACTGAGAATATTTATGATATTATCGGGAATTTCTGAAAATTCTGTCTTTGTGAAGAAGTCGATTTTTATGTAAATGCCTTTCTGAATAACTTGATTATCAGCATGAAAGCATTTCATACCGACTTCTTTCCAGACGATATACTCAGACTGCTTGGAAGATTCTGCGTGATATACATTCTGATGAACGTTCAGGAGAATATCACGGAACTGCTGTACTGTCATATACTCCTCCTGTCAGGTAAAATTTTCCTGAATTTTTGATAAGCTGAAACGGCTTGCAGGCGGTTTCGTGTCGGAAACGTGCTGAACCTGTTCAATTCTGTACGAAATATCATTAATAACTGCAATATCCTGCGTGGATACAGAACGAATCAGGGGCGTGATGATAAGTTCATCGAGTTTTATATCCGCCTGCAAAGCCGTATAAAAGCGGTTCATTCCGAGGGTTTCGTAATCGAATCTCATACGGGCGATAAGCTGACGGTCATAAAGGGGCTTATTGCCTGCCTGAGCGACATTTACAAGCCTGTAAAAGCTGACAACACCGCTGTTAAAGGTCAGAAACTTGTCTTTCGTGGATTTATCTAACTTATTCAAGAATCATCACTGCTTTCTGTTTCTGCTTTATACCTCGCTCTGAGAGCGATTAAATCGCCCCTGAAATTGACTTTGAAATCCTCCAGAGAGTTACAATAGATATATCTGCAAAGGTCAAATAAAAGCTGTTTTGCGGATAAATCCGTTTCAAAGTCAATTTCTGTACCTGCATATTGATTTATCATATTTTCCGCACGGGACAGAATACCGCTGATTTTGGCATCTGTTGCGGTATCTGTCCAAGTTACATCAAGGTAATTTTTCAGTTCGTCAAGCATACTTTATCAGCCTGATGTTGTTGTCACCGAACCGCTGACATTTGAATTATACGAGATAGCAAGCGGAGCGAGATTTGAAATGTCAAGATAAAGGAAAGAATTGATATCCTTCGGTCTGCCGTTGCCGTAAAGTCTGATTATGTAAGTCCTCAAATCTTCGAGGAATTTGTATTCGTCCGAATATTCAAGCTTTCCGCCTCTTGATGTACCAAGACCCATGAAATAATTCTTTGCGATACCGAGGACTGCATGACCTGACGGAACTGCAACGGACTGGACAATATCAGTCGGGAAAGGAAGTACATTTGAAACGTACTGACCGCCTGTTGTGAGAAGTGTTGTTGCAGGAACGATTTTTGTGAAGTAGTCCGCAGGATTGCAAACCAGAATAACACGGCTAACGGTACGGGGATTGTCATTTTTATCTTTTGCGAGATTTGCGAGAAGTGCGCCATAGCTTGCAGGAGTGAAAGAAGTGACAGCAGTTGCAGTTTTACGGGCATAACCTGTTGTCGGGTTGAAACTTCCTGTAAAGTTTCTTGTCATTCCGACAGGTTTTTTCACACCGTCACCGTCAACAAGACCATTTTCAAGACCAATGCTGAGAGAATCCGAAAGAGTTGTGCGGCAGTATGCATCAACCCACTGCGGACCGAGTTCAAGCATATCCTTTGTGACATACATATAAGCCGTGAGTTTGCAGAAAGTCAGGTCAATAACTTCAACTGCACCTGTGAGCTTGTTTGTAATTTCTGTGTTGAGTTCGTCCCACGTTGCCGCCTGTCCTGCCTGATTATTGAGTACCCACTTGATAGCAGCAGAAGTATTTGTGAAATCAATGAAATCAAGCAAGGGGTGGTCTTTACGCATATCGTCCATAGTCGCATCAATTACGGTTTCAGGAAGTGCAGAGGTTATATTCGTGATAACTCCCTCATTACGGGCATTAGCGATAAACTCGTTATAAAACTTTATCTCCTTGCTTGTAAGCTGTCGCCTGCCACGACCTGCGAGGATAGCACGGTCAACATTTTCGATATTTCCCCTGACCTGTTCCATAATTGAATCGCTGATGAAGTTCTGATAGTCGCTTGTAGCCTTTTCGACTGCCTTTTCATCACCATTCTGGAAAGCTTCTGCCATAGCGTTTATAAGCAGAAGTTTCTTTGCTTTGAGTTCGTCAAGATTTGTAATTGTAGGCATTTTTATTCCTCCTATTTAAAATCGTCAAATTTGCGCTTTTGAGCCTTGACATTTCATTCACTCCGCTGCGCTTCGTTCATTCCCATGTCAAGAGCGCAAATTTTCCTCTTATTTAAAATCTTCAAATTATTCAGATGTTAAACATCTTTTTAAACGTTTCGGATTTGTCCTGTTTTTGTGGCTTTTCAGCCATAGCGTATATTTTTTTGATTCTTTCAGCATACTGAGTGATTTCAGCATTTTCTATCTGTCTGCTTGAAATTTCGTCACAAAATCCATATTCAATACACTGTTCAGCGGAAAGGTAAGTCTCATTATCAAGCAGTTCAATAAGTTTTTCTTCGGTAATTTTGCCATTCGACTTTTCAAGATATGCTGTTCGGTTGGCGGAATTTATGACATCTAAATCATCAGCGATTTTTCTAAGTTGCTGTGAGTTTCCTCGTGCTATCGTCAAGGCATTATGTATCATCATGACTGCATTTTTTGGCATTATAACTTTATCGCCTGCCATAGCAATTACCGAGGCGATAGAACAGGCAAAACCGTCAATATAAACCGTGACTTTTGCGGAATGGCGTTTAAGCTGTGTATAAATTGCACTGCCCTCCAGAACCGAACCACCGGCAGAATTGATATAGACATTAATTTGTTTGAGATTTTTATGTTTTTCGAGTTCTTTTCTGAAATGCTGTGCAGATGTTTCCGATTCTTCCCACCAGTTATCACTTTCAACGGTAGAATATATGTAAAGGTCAAGACTTGTGGCATCTTCACTTTCCGCACGAATTTCCCATAAATTATTCAATCTTGTCAATCCTTTCATAGTTTTTCGTAATATAGTGTTCCTGCGACCATTTCGCATTGATAACGGGCATACCTGCCTTGTCACGGACTTCATCAATATTTGCAAATCCGCAGGAAATCAGCTTGTCCACGTTTGCCGAAATATCGAAAATATCAATGTGTTTGATACAAGAAGTATCAGCGACAATGCGAGAGCCTTTGCAAATTTGGTCTGCTGTGAACTGTTTGCTTGTCAGTTCCTCGGAAATCATATCCGCCAAGGGGTCAATGCAGTTCGTGAGCATGATGTCATAGGCATCTTTCAGCCCTGCAACATCGCCTTTGATAAGTGCAGGCGGAATTTTGAAAGCCTGTGCGGAACGTGCCAGAGCCTCGTCCATGAGGACTTTTATATCTGAGATTTCGTTGCTGTACTTTTTAGCAGCATCTGATGTTGACGGAGTATATTTATAGCCGTCAAACAGCGGTAAAACGGCATTTGCACTGTCAAAGTACGATTTGAAATAGTCATTCATAAGGTTTTTGAATTTCGTTTTAAAATCTGCATCACCCTGAGCGAGTGCAGAAATTTCAAGGATACCCTTTTCACCGCCTGATTTTTTATACTTGCCGTTTGCGGATTCAATGAGCTGAGAGTACATATTGAAAATATTGTCGATAATCGCAGATGTTTCAAAATTCGAGTATTTCAGGTAATAGACCTGCGAAATTCCGAAAACATCACGGAAAACATAATCGCCCCTTGAAACATTCGTGAAAACGGTTTCCGTCACGGCTTTTTCGTCTTTCTGGAAGTCATCAGCGATAATTTTCTGATTGTTTATCGGGATAATCAGGACTTCTTTCTGATACAGGAGTTTACAAAAAGCCTCCTGCCAAAATTGCGTTGAATTTTGGTTTAAATTCGGGCGGAAGTTGAGGTTATGCCATTCAAGCCCTCTGATTTCCTTGTTATCCTGAAAAGTTTTGAACTCACATTTTGCGAGAAGTCCTGCGATTAATTCAATGGTTGTGATGAGTGCAAAGGCTTCGAGGGCGATTGAAGTTTCAGTATTTCGGTAAGTTTCGATATTTATCGTACCTGATTTTTTTGCAAAAATATTCCTGAACCAATCAACAATTTTAATAAATAAACACCCCCAAGTCTGAAATATTATTTATTGGTGCGCTGTACGCATCAAGAATATCGGATACACATTCAGCGGCTACAAAAGCCTTAAAAGTATCGGTTTTACGGGATTTCGGCTCAATCTTATCATAAGTCATGTTGCCGTGTGAAGAAGTTTCAATTTTTGAGTTGTTGCAGCACCAGCGCATCATCGGAGAATCGCCCCAAATGAATTTATGATTTGCAAAACCGCTTGTAATTGTGGGTATGCGTAACATCTCATCAGACGGACGTATCAATTTTACATTGTCATAGCCCTTGTCAGCGGAAAAATTTATGGACAGCAGGGCTTTTCTTAAAAGCTGGTATCTGTAAGAGTCTATACCGATTTTGAGAATCTGCGAATTTCGTTTTCGGGCTTCATTTTCGAGCCATATGCAGGGCAGTTCGGGAGGAATTTCAACTGCATCAACAAAAGTACAGATACCGAGCGATTCCCATAACCTCAAATCGGGCTTAATGCGTTTCAAATCGGGACATTTCGCACAAATCCAAGTATGGGAAATCCAGTAATCCAGACCGTTCACTCTCCACAATAAGCCTGCTCCGAGGAAGTCGGTAGTTTTCATATAGTCGATACCGCCCACGCAGTAAACCCCGTTTATAGCATTTTCATCAATCGGGACATTCGTTGCCTTAATTTCCTCCCATTTAGCGACAGCACCTTCGGGCTGTTTCGGAGGGCTGTTCATTCGTTTAATCATAAAAGCCTGATTTGCAACGGGATTCTGCAAGTAATCGGCATATTCAATGTCCATTTCCTGCTGTAAATCGGGCAGATACGGAAGTGACGGATTCGATTTTGTCCAGTTCTTCTTATTGTGAACTTCATCTTCATCATCAAGGCGGCATACAAACGGCAGCGTTCCGTTATCGGAGACTTCTCCCGAAAGGATATTCAGAGATTTTTCGAGCATATCGTCAAGAGGTCCGCCCCGAACATCTCCGTCAGTCGTGACAATTGTTCGGCGAGGGAATTTAACTTTACCTGTACCTGTTGTGGCGACAGTGATTAATTTATAATTTTCGTAAGCGTGATATTCATCAAAATCGACTTTTCCCTGTCTGCCTCCGTCTTTGGTTTTCGGATTGGAAGTACAGAAGTGAAACTCCGAATTTGTATCGAGGTTTTTTATTTCTTCCTTTGTCCAATGGAAATGGCTTTTCATTTTTGTTTTATTGGCTTCAAGAATATCATAAACGTCCTGCCAAGAAGTTTTAGCCTGTTTTTCGGCAGTTGCAAAGATGTCAATATCATAGTTCTTTACACCGTTTGTCGGTGTCAGAAGGCAGAAGTCCTCAAACGCAAGATAGCCGTTTTTGCCTGCTCCACGACCGACATATATAAATAAAATCGGAAATCTTAAAGTCCCGTTCTCACGGTATACGGAGTTATGGAGTGCAAAACAGAATTTTTCCCATTCAAACAATTCAAACGGAAAATATTTCTGATACGAAAGATATTTTTCAAGCTGATTCTGATTGACAACAAGCTTTTCCGTGCGGAAAACATTCTCAATGAAATCGCAAAGCTGAAACTGCTCCTTGCAGCAGGCATATTTCCCCGAACGCACAAGATTTATATAATCCGTGATTTCACGGCAGTTTACTTTTATTTTTCATTTCATCACCTTACCGAACCTAAAATTTTAAATCACTAAACTTAATAAAGTCATGTAAATTTTCAAATGCTTCCTTTGCCGCCTGCAAATTATCATAATGAATAAATGCTGTTTTTGTGGGGTTGCCGTAATTATCAATTTCATACACAAATTCAATATCAGCATCGCCCTCGCACTGAATCAAATGGATAAAAATAACTTTGTCAAGATTAATAAGCGTATCTTTGCGCCTTATAAAATTCATAAAATTACACCTCTATCCATAATTCCGCATTCCGAATTAAATTTAAAGTTCATCATCGTCCTCCAGAATAACATTACTTATAGACAAATCAAGCTGTTTCAGGATAGCTAACATTGACTTGTTTGTGTCACGCAGTTCCTTTATTGCAGGGTTAATTTTCCTGACTTCACAGCCTGCGGAATTTTTTTCTTTCAGGATTTCGCCCTGTTCGGCAATATCGGCTTTAAGATTTTCTGAAATTTCAAAAAGTGAGATATAGTCGTCAATCAGATACACAAAAAGGTCAATATCCGCACCGTGCCTTGCAAGCTGACTGACAAAGGATTCTCTCAGAGCCTCAGCCTTTTCGATAACTTTTTTAACGTCCATGTTCTCACCCCTATTTAAAATCGTCAAAATTTATATTTTATTACAGATTCAATCAGTTTATTTATATTGCAGGATATATCATCAACAGAGCGCAGTTTTCCGTCCCTTATACATTCAACAGTATTCCAGCCGAGATTTTCCGCACAGAAATCCGCTGCCTGTCTTGAACGTCTGAGATATCCGACATCTGCCTCATGGATATCCTTTTTATCCTGACTGCCGTTATAGCGTATATTCAGGAGTTCCTGACTTATTTTCGGGTCAACACGCAGATACACGGTACAGCAGGGTACAGGGATTCCGAGAAGTTCATATTCGTAGCTGAAAAGCCATTCTATGAAATCTTTCCATTTTTCCTGCGGTAGTTTTGCACACTGATGAATGGCATTTGAAGTTGTATATCTGTCTGCAATAACGATACCGCCGCCGAGATAAAATTCTTTCCAGTTTTTTGCATAGCTTGCGAATCTGTCAACGGCATAGAAACTCGATGCCGCATAGGGGTTGACGGAATCGGGGTCAGTTCCGAACTCTCTACCGAGATACATTTTCACAAG